TGTGCTTTTCGTTGAACCGGACAGCATCTACAAAACGTTGCCTGGATGCGACTGCTATGACACTGACAGGGCCGCTCTCGACAAACGGGACGAGTGCATTGTTTATGACTGCGAAAAATTGAGCCGCAAGGTCAAAGCGTTGGAATGGCTATTGAGGCAGGACGACACGGTTAAATGTTTTTTCTGCCGACGCAAGGCGTGTTGCGATTTCAATAAATGTGAGTTCGAATTGCAAGAAACGAAAATCGAAGAAATTTTGGGAGATGGGGAATAAAATTCCATCGTGGGAGTGGAGGTAAGAAGTGCGTGGCAAATGATTACGAAATAGATCGGATGGCTCGGAAATACAATCGGGAGCATCCGTTTTCATTTAGAGCGTTATACGATTTTATCGTCGCCTTGAAACAACGGAAAGGAGAGGATTTCGAAATGGGTAGAGGTAGACCGCCTAAATGGTATCGGGAAATTATCGAGGAAAGAATAAATCAAGATGAAAAATGGGGACAGCAGAATTATCCGCCATGTAAATTCCTGACTATTCTAGGTGAGGAGTACGGCGAGGCGTGCAAAGCCGCATTGGAAGCGAAATATGAGGAATATCGGGAAGAGCTCGTTCAAGTGGCCGCGGTGGCCGTTCAGATGATCGAGGCGCTCGACCGGGCGGAGGCGAAAGCGAGGGTGAAAACATGAGGCGAGGAAAATTAACTGACAAGCAACGAAGATTCGCCTTGGAGTATGTCAAGGATCACAATGCGACTCAGGCGGCAATACGGGCCGGGTATGCGAAAAAGGGGGCGGGAGTTACCGCATTCAAATTGCTAAAGAATACTAATATTCAAGCAGATATACAAAAAGCCGCTGAAAGGGCGGCGGATCGGGCCGAGGTCGAGGTCGCTCGGATTCTCCGTGAATACGCGAAGATGGCGTTCACCGATCTGCCGGGGATAGTGGATTACAAAAAGGGGCGGATGTCGCTCAAGGACTTTGATGAATTGACGCCTGAGCAACGGGGGTGCATCAAAAAATACAAGGTCCGGACCATGACCAAGATCGTGGATGGCGACCCGGTCGACGTTGATCATGTCGAGATCGAGTTGCATGACAAGAATCACGCTTTGGACATGCTCGGGAAGTATCTGGGGATGTTCACGGAGCGGCATGACGTCAACGTCCATAATGGGGACAAGGAGTTGGAGATTCGGGCGATGTTCGATTCAATGACCAAGGAAGAGAAACTCGAATGGCTGCGGAAGAATCAAAAATTGATCCAGTAGAGCTTTGCCGCCGGTCCCTGGCGTCCGAGTGCTATTTGGAGTTCATGAAGTACGTGTGGCAGCATCGGGATCCGTTTCTCGTTGGCCGGCACACTCGGGTAATCGCCGAGCGGCTGGACCGCGCGCTGCTGGACTATCACGAAGGCAAGTCCACCTATCTGGTCGTCAAGGTTCCTTTCCGGCATGGAAAAGCTCTTGCTCTTGATACTCCAGTTCCTACTCCATGTGGGTGGAGTACAATGGAAAGATTGAGGATCGGTGATCAGGTTTTTGGGTCTGATGGAAAGCCATGTGAGGTAGTAGCCAAATCTCCCGTCTGGCGGAATAGGGACCTTTATGCCGTTTCTATTGACAACGGCAGGGATATCATTTTAGCGGATGCCGCTCATGAATGGGTTTCTAAACTTGATCGCCGAAGTAAATGGAAAATCTATGACACTAAAACAATTGCAAAACCAAGGAGGTTTTCTTGCCCGATTAAAGTTGCCGCACCATTAACCATTGAAAAAAAGTGGTTGCCGATACCACCATATACCTTGGGTTACTGGCTTGGGAATGGTTCTAACTATGGCTGCGGGATAACAACTGGAGATGAAGATCGAGCTTTTATTAGAAGCCAAGTGGAAAAAGATGGATATGAAACGAGAACAAGGTCTGATAATAAGAGTTTTGGTGTGCTTGGATTACAAGCCCAATTGAAAAAACTTGGATTATTGAAAAACAAGCACATCCCTGCCAAATATTTAAGGTCTTCTGTTGATGATAGAATGGCCTTGCTTCAGGGATTGATTGATAGTGATGGAGAAGTGGGAGGAGTAAAATTCAGAAAAGGAAGAGACGCCTTTAAAACTAGCGGTCAAGTAACTTTTTGTAATACTAAAAAGCAATTGGCCCTAGATGCTCTTGAGTTAGTTAGAACATTAGGGGTGAAAGCTTCAATGACAACGGCTAAAGCGATGCTATATGAAAAAGATTGCGGAGAGCAATACAAGGTTTCGTTTTACATGAAAGGGTGTGCGAGATTATCTAGGAAAAACAATAGAACAAGGAATGCGGAAAAGTTCATTCTACACTCAATGACTGCGAATTATCATGGAACGGGAGATACTGTGTGTATTCAGGTGAATTCTCCAGATAGTTTGTTTTTGGTTGGTAAAAGCTTAGTTCCAACACACAATTCTGATCTCGTCTCAAGGTATTTCCCTCCGTATGTTTTTGGCAAGTTGCCGGAAAGAGAAATCATTCTCGCCACCTACAACCAGAATCTCTCCAACGACATGAGCCGGGACGCCCGGACGATCATGCGGGACGAGGATTACCAGAAGGTTTTCGATTCGCGCCTCGCCGCCGACTCTCAAAGCGTTGAGAAGTGGGGTATCGAGGGGACGTCCGGGAAGTTCCAGGCGACGGGGATCGACGGCGGAGCGACTGGAAAAGGCGCGGACATTCTGATCATCGACGACTATCTCAAGGGCCGTAAGGACGCCGAGTCCGGCAAAATCCGGGATGGGCAGTGGAGCAATTTCACCGGCAATCTCATGACTCGCCTCGCTCCTGTCCATATCGTGATAGTGCTGGCGACTCCGTGGCATGTTGACGACATCATCGGGCGGATCGAGAATCGTTGCAATCCGGATCACCAGGATTACGACGAGGATTTCCCCAAGTGCGAGATCATCTCGTTTCCGGCCAGGGGCGACGATTACGAGAGCGGCTATCTCTTTCCGGAGCGATTCTCCGAGCAGTGGTATCGGACGCAATTCGCCACGCTGGGGGCGTATCAGGCCGCTGGACTGCTGCAATGCTCGCCGACGGTCCGAGGGGGGAACATGTTGAAGGTGGAGAACGTCCAGGTCGTCGAGGAGATGCCGGCGGATTTGCAATGGGTTCGGTTTTGGGATCTCGCCAGCACCGAGAAGGAACGGGCGAAGGACGATCCGGACTACACCGCCGGGGCCCGCGTCGCCGTCCGCTTCATCGGCGAGTTGCCGCACCTTTATATTGACGATCTTCGTGAATGCCAGTCCGAGGCCCCGGAGCGGGATCGTATGATCGTGTCAACCGCCAAGGGCGACGGGGCCGGGACGTGGCAAGCCGTCGAGTCCGTCGCCGGGTACAAGGACGCGTACACTACGCTGAAGAAGGTTCTCAAGGGGATCTCCACGGTCCATCAGGTCAACGTCTCCGGGGACAAGGTTGTACGGGCCGGGGAGATCGAACCGGTTTTCGAGGCCGGTCACGTCCACGTCAAGAAATCCTGGTGGACCAATCGCATGATCGAGCAGCTCGCCGATTTTCCGGCGGGATCGCACGACGATATCGTTGATTCGATCTCAGGTGGGTATCCGCTCGCCAGGGATCGGGCGGAAAAACAAAAGCAGTTTGGAAACAAATTGATGAAAGGAGCGGTGGGATGATTGACAGAGAAAAACTGAAGTTGTGCGTGGATTGTGAACACCATCATGCGGAAGAAACTTGCATTAAAACACTTCATTATTGCGTTAGACCCGAATTAATGGAGGATTTGTCTATTGACAGGGTGACGGGAGAGATAAGAAGGGGGTGCGACTGCGAGGCGGAACGAGTGTGGCTTAATTCGGAAGGGCATTGTTGCGAAGAGGGGAGGTTTTTCAAGAGGAAAGAGAATCAAAGAGATTTTGAGGTAAACGACGCTCTGTGGGAGGAGATAAAACAATCCTTCCTGCAATCATTAGAGGCAAGTCGTAAAAGGTGGAGCGCGTATGAAAAAGATAAAGAACAGGATTTACAGTCCAACGTTCAAGATCGAACCGTTGCCGTTGGATCCTCTTTCGAAAAAGTTAAATGAGGAGTTAAGGAAGCATGTAAAGCGGTGCGAAGAGAATTTGCTCAAACAATTAACAGAAGGGGTGATGAGGCGATGAGTAAGAAACACAAGTGGACGATCAAAGTGGCGAAAGAAGAGGAAATCGAAGTCGAGGCCGCTACTCAACAGGAAGCGGAGAACGAAGCCATATGCGTAGAAAACGTGATGATGTTGTTGGATGATCCCAAGTCAAAGCGGGATGAGGACATGGAGGCCTACAGTAATTGGATCGAGCGTCATAGCAGTGATTATCTTACCTTTAAGCAAGTTTGGAGTGCCGCCGTTAAGTGGGCGAAAGTCCATTATCTCTTCGAGATCCGTGATGACGGGACCGTGGGGCCAATCGATCCGCATCCAGAGCAAAATCTAGAGATAACGAGCGATCCCTGCTATGAGACTTTCGATCCTCAACCTCCCATTAGCCTGTTCGACAAGGAACCACCGGAGGCCATGCCGAGCGATGGTCCATGCGCCCACGAGGACAGGCACCGCTCTTTGTTGGCCGTGCGTCAACCGGACGACAACAAGCAGTATGTCTTTCTCCACTGCTGCGAGGAGTGCGGCCGCGTGTGGGCGACTGGAGAGAAACGATGAACATTCCCTCAGCGCTATGTGAATATGAGATTGTCGAAAACGAGTGGGCGTGCGAAGATTACAGACAATTCCGTTTTCCGAAATCAAAGAAACGTAGAATACAAAAAAAATGGAAGCAATCATATCGTAACTGGAAGACTTATTATGATAGGGTTTTCTTTAATCCAAAGGAAAGGAAGGTTTGTGTCCATCCGAAGATGGCGTACAAATTAAGGGAGCAGATTGCGGAAAGGGCAATGCCATGAGGTATATAAAATGGACCGGGGATTGCAGGTCAATAAAAAAGGAAAGGAGCGGTGGGATGAAAGAGAAAGAAGCGGAAGCTAGGTTGAAACCACGTCTAACTGGCGAATTTCTTGACACGCTTGTCGTCGCTGTCAAAACATGTGGGTGGACTGTTGATTTTGTGGAAAGCTCCGATTTTGTGGAATGGTGTTTTGATGTTGCTGGAAAGAAATCTCCTGAATTGGAACCATTTGAGATTGAGGAAATGCCATGAAACTCCTATCCCCTACCCAAGTCCATTACGACAAAGAGCGGAAGTGCTGCCAACTCTTCTTCGAGAAGGATTCTATCGCTCCGTCCGGCGACTACCACGTCCGGGGCGGCGTTTGCTGGCCGGTGATCTCTGAGGAGGGGATTGACGGTTACATCATCGTTTGCGGCGAGCATTGCCGGTCAAAGGTGGTCCACGTCTTCGAGGAGCGGGCGTTCAACACCATTGACCACGTCCTCGGCGATGATCGGCGCATCGAGTTCGAAGGCGTTTCGACATGGTTGAATCGCCAATGGACCACTTACTACTGCGACCGCTACTTCTGGAATCAGGAGTTCGAGACGAACAAGCGGTGGCTGCTCCAGGTGATCCGGTCGAAGATGATCAAGCCGAAGCCGCAGTTCATCGAGATAGACTGGCAGGACGAAGGCCAGGCGTTGCACACGGTCATGGAACGAGCGGAGTTCAACCAGTTGCGCTACCGGAAGGATGGCGGGCTGTTCCGGGCGATCGAGGAATGGACCGCCGACAACGGCAAGATCCTTCCGGCCATGCACGCGCTCATGTGCTGCCTGGTCGGGATCGAGCGGTATCCGTGGAGGGGGAAGCGATGAAGGCCATTTCAGACTATCTGAAGGGATGCTTTACGGAATGCGAGTGCGTATGTTGTGGAAAAAAGGGGGTTGCCGCGGGCATGCTATGGGTAATCGAGGAAGAGATTTGTGGATCGTCAGGCCCTTTTTGCGATGACAAATGCTTGACCAAATGGATAGATAAAGAAGAAAGTGATGGGAGAAAGCGATGAGTTCGGTTGAAGATTACATGTCCAGTCCATTGCATGCTGAAATCGATTTGATGGCAAAGGTTGCTGGTATCCCCCAAAGTTGCGTCGCCAAGTGCGCATGCGCGGGGTGCGGAAAAAAGGGAATCGCCGCCGATTTTCAATGGTTGATCAGTAAGGAGACATGGGAAAGCGATGGGCCTCTATGTTGGGAATGCTTGCAAAAAAGAGAAGCAGAATGATCTGGTTTTTCAATATTGTCGCCCTGCCGTGCTGTGGAAT